GAATCACCGCACCGTCCACCGACACCCCGGTGACCGGGATTGAAGCCACCGGACCCGGTAGCCACACCTGGCAGCGTGGTGCGCAGGTGCAGCACCCGCCATCCGTTCCGCACCAGCAGTTACGCCACTCACCGTTGAGGATGTACGGAACAAAGAAGCCATCAGACCAGTACCAGCCCTGCTGGCAGCCGCTGCACTGACGACCACAGGGACGGACGGTGCGCTCACAGAGGCCGTATCGGCGTCCGGTGGCCGCCCACACCGTGAATGCCCCGTATTCGCTGGCAGCTTCCTGCGTTTCTGGTGTTAGGGCGTTCCAGAACTCCGCGTCACAGCAACCAGGAACATCCAGGGTCCAGTTGCAAGGAAGGGAGGGAGCTGGTGTCGTGAATACGTCCACCATGCCCCCTCCCCTCTGCGTTCAAAGCGATCTTCAGGTTACGCGACGAACAGCGGAACACAGCCGCAGGCTGAATCCGGCGGAGCCTTCCGGGTAATGAACATCCGGGAGTGCGTCGTGGAACCGATGGGAGTGAGGAGTTTGATGTTCTGATCCAGCGTTCCCGTGTTATCGGAGAGGTCCACAAAGTACGGACCAACGCCCCACAGTGAGTTGCTGGCAGTCCGGGCATTGACGATGAAGTTGACCACATCGTTCTGCCAGGTAATGTCACCGACGGTGCCCTGAACCACGAACGGGTAAAGCACGTATCCGTATTCAGCACCACCGGTACACGCCACGCCCGTGTTCGTCAGCCGGGTCCAGCCCTCGAAAGCGAAGTTGGACAGGGTGGCCGAGTTCTCGTCCTCGTTCCAGCCGGTCTTACGAGCGGCTGCGGAGTCGTCGGCAACCAACGTGTTACCGGTCATGATGTTGAGCAACTCCGGGTCCACGTTGCAGAACGTGAACACCAGGTTGATCCACTTCAGGATCGGTGCGTTGGTCTCCCGGACACAGAACAGACCGTCACCGTTCTTGACGAAGAACTCCTGCCGGTCCTCATACTCCTTGGTCGCGGCGACGGAGATGATGCCATCCGATGTCACCGTGGCGCAGGAACCAGTGGCAGCTTGGCCACAGGAGTTCAGGGTCGTGACACGGACCCGGGGAATCTTAAACGGGGTGAAACACCGAGAGGCCATGACTTACTCCTGAACCTTACGAGGCCGACCAGGACGCTTCTTTGGTGCCTGGGGCTCCTCTTCAGCGGGATCCGACTCCGCCTCCAGGAAGCGATCAAACAGTTCGTCCGAGATCACCAGGCCCAGTCCTGGGCCATCCGTCGTGGTCTTGATCACGGAGGCGTTGCCGCCAGCCAGATCCAGAAGCACGTGGAACACCCTGGCGAAATCGTCACGCGGATACAGCACAGCCATTACGACGCCCCCGTTGTCGCACAGTTCCTGGTCACTTGGACAGCCCAGACTCCGCATTCCACCGCTACCGCGTAGGTCTGCTCGGCAACCAGGTTGACCGTGTTCAGGGACCGGTTGGTGGTCTCACCCACTGGGGGAACCCAGGTCTCGTCGTGGCTCCAGATCATGACCCGACCGGAGGCGTACATCCATTCCACGTCTGTGGTCGGTGCCTGTCCCGTGGGACCAACACCGGAGTAGCCCTGACCGAAGACGATCGGGGTGCCCAGGTACGTCTCCTTGCGACCGTTGCGGTCGGAAACAACATGTGCCTGAGCGAAGTGGGCTGCCATTCCTGGACGGGCGTGGATGATGCCACCGAAGACCCCGTTATCCGCCAGGGTCTGTTCCAGCATCTCTACGGCCTCGGTAACGCAGGAGGCCGAACCGAGACTGGTGGCCCCAGCGAATAGGCCGGTGATGTTGCCGTCGGTGGCTGAGGTCTGCCCCTGCCACAGGCGACGCTCCACAGCCGTTTGGCGGCGCAGCGCGTGACGGGTACGGACCCGCTGGGCCTGCTCGTCGAACGTGTAACCGATCGTGGAGCAGGTGTAGGTGGTGTACACCATGAATGGTGCCCCGGAGATCGCGGCCTCGATCCCGCTGAACGAGATCGTGCCGGTGATCGGAGGGCACGCCACCATCCGCAGGAAGACGTCGTCTTCGCAGTCGTCCGGCTGGTACATGACACCACCGGCCTGAGCCGCTTCCACCGGAAACGGCATCGGACCTGTCGCGACCCGGAACAACCCATACGGAACCAGCGGCGCTGCTGGCTGGTCAATGAGATACGGGGGCGCAAGTGCGGCCACTTGGTCACCTCCCTTTAGTGGCCGGTGGGGGCCCGGTTATCCGGGCCCCCGGAGGGCTACTTACGGGCAGGTGAGAGTGCCAGCGATGGTGGTCTTACCGCTTGGGCAGACCGGCACCGTGTACACGCGAGACACAGGGCAGTGCTTGATCATGGCCCAGCCGGTTTCCGTGAACAGGTGAGTCACCTGGTTCGTGGCCAACTTGGTCGAGTCGTACACCGAGTTCAGGGTGATCACGTCGTTAACCGCCCGCACCCAGGTCCCGGCCGGGTAGACCAGGAACTGCAGCGAAGAGTTGAAGTTGGTGATCGCGGTGTCCGCACCGGCACCGGTTGCCGCACCGTTGGAGAACGCGTCCTGCCAGTCGTAAACGAACTGCGGACGAGCGCCCCGGGTGGCGAACGCGGACATAATCGCCGAGTCGGCCAGAGCCAGCTGCGAGTTGTCCATGCCGGTCCGGCGGATCCAGTCAGCCCGCATCGAAGCCAGCACCCAGAACGGAAGAATGACTTCCAGGGTGGCCGACTTCATCAGCCGCAGCCGGTACTTGATGTCGGTGATCGCCAGCTCCACCGCAGACATCACGTTGGAAGTGGTGGAACCATCGGACAGCCACGGCTGCACACCGGTCAGGTTCACCGACGTGGAGCCGGTCACCATCGCCGCAATCTGCTCCCGGTTGATCTGGTGCGCGGAAGCCGCCAGCGCACCCCGGGTGAACGTCGCCGTAGCCTCCGGGTATGCCCGGATCGACAGGATGTTGCCGGTGAGGCAGAGGCCGGTCACACCGAGTCGGGTGTCCGTGAAGTCGGGGCACGGGATCTCAAGGCAGGTCTTCGTGGTGCCCGCCGCGACCTGCGCTTCGGTCAGGTTGAAGAAGCCGGTGCCGGCACCGAAGATCGCATCGAACTCCATACCGGTGTTGGACCGGATGCCGCCCCGACGTGCCTGCACCTCAGGAACGTCCAGAAGGCCGTCCGTGGTGATCTGAAGGCAGATGTCGTAGTCGGTCTCCGACGGGGCACACCAGCCAGCCGCCGCAACCATGGAGCGGGGGGTGTCTTCCAGCTGCTTCTGCCGCATCAGCACGGACTGCAGGAGGGAGCCACCCGGAAGCCGGCTCTCGTCGGCAACCTTGTTCAGCTTCTCCCAGGTTCCCCACTCGTCCATGTCGTTAATGGAGAACTCTTCCGGGTACTCACGCCGAAGCGTGGCCACCGGGTAGTGGGTGGGACCCTGACCGGAGTTGCCGCCACGGATGCCGGAGAAGCCAGCGGTGCGGTCGTTGAATGCCTTCGCCACGTCAAGCAGGGATGCAAGCTGCTGACCCGCCTCGGTGTTCGGCACACCCGCAGCTGCCACCAGGGTGGAGTAGCGAGGCCGCTCCGCTGGGGTTGGCATCGTGTCGTTGGCGGTGCCACCGGTGGCCTTGATGATGTCGGCCAGGGTCACTGTGATCGTAGGACCGGCAGCCACTGCGGCCGAGGCAACAACAGCGTCGACTGCGGCTTCGTCGCCACCGTCGGTCTCGTCGTCAGCAGGCTCTTCGGGGGCGGTACCGATCGCGGCGAACTCGGCTGCCCGGCGCTCGCGACCGGAAATCTCGTTGGGGACGGTGATGGAGAAGAACTGGTGCAGCGACTTGAGCGCCGCCAGGTTGTCCTCGGTAACCGTGTCGGGAGTGACGCTCGCGTAGAGCGTGTCGTACTCAACCTTGGCAGTAGCTGCCTTCGCGGTAAGAGCCGCGCTCGTCAGATCACCGAGGTTGGTCGGAATCTCGAATTCCATCGCAACGCACCTTTGTAAGAGAAGGGTTTCTCGTACTGGGTGCGGCCCATAGCTCCGACCACCGTGACACGGCCCAAAGCCAGACTGTCAATATTGGATAGTAAACGGAAAAGGCCCCAGGTGTCCACTCTGGGGCCTTTCGTTATACCACCTTTTTGATAATGGACCCGCCGCCGGCGGCGGTGATTGCCATCTCGGCTTCCACCTTGCCTTTGACGATCTTGGTGCTGCCGTCAGCGAGGCGAACCTCGTACTCGGCAGTTGCGTCGTTACCGGATCCGCCGCATGCGCAGGGCATAGCTCCTCCTCAAGTCCCGTTGTACCATTTAAGCATGACGACACACGAAGGCGAAACGATCTACTACTTCGACAAGCAGGGCAACCCGGTGGACGGTGCCGACAAAGCAGACGTTATCGAAGTTGTCAGCGTCGACGGAACCCACACGATCCTGCACCGTTCCGAACCTAAGCCTGTCGCTGAGAAGCCATAAGCGCTTCCCGGCGTCGCTTCAGTTCCGGGAGAAGCTGTTCCAGGAGCCTGGCACGCTCCGGGAACAGGTCCCAGAAGTACCATTCCTTGCCATCCCGGGTGCGTCCCAGCGAAACCATTGCCATGTACTGGGCGATGGATTCAGCGAAATCTTCCTGCGCTGAAGACTTGCCGTACGCAGATACGCCGAACTCCCATGCCCGTTTCGGGTCGTGACTGACGTCGGTGCGGTGAGCCACTCCTCTGACGCTGGGCGTGAAACCTTCCAGGGACCTGGTCTGACTGTTACGTTCCCCGTCCCGGGTGGCTGCCCTTTGCCACTGGTAACGGTTGCTGACCCAGCCACTTCGGTCCATTTCGCCATGACCGTCGACGTTGTGACCATATTCGTGACTGAGCGTGTCCCCGAAAGCCTTGGGGGTTTCTCCCCAGGATTCCTGATCCCAGATGTTGACGTGTCCGTTACCTGCTGAGGCGAGTGACCGATGGTTCGGGTTGTTGAACTGTTTGGCCCAGTACTCGTCGCCGGGATTGCGGCCCAGGTTCCAGGCGTACCTGCGCTGATACTTGTCGGCGTCCGGCAGAGATTGGTGGATGTCTTCGATCTCTTTGACGATGCGAGCGACGTGGTACGGATGGTTCCGCTGCTTCATGGTGTGATCGGTCTCGACGAGATATTCGATACCGTTCTTGCGGACTGCGACACCGAACTTGATTGTGTATCCAGTGTTCGTGGTGAAGTCCCGGATCACATACGGGTGATTGGGATTGGTGTCCCCGCCCTCGAAGTGACCATGGAACTCACGTTTCGGCAGGTACGTCTTCGGGTCGATACCCAGGTCAGCGACAATCTGCTGAGACTCGGCGATGTACTGGGAAAGGTCCTTTTCGTTGCCTGAACCTATCTTGTAAGGAACGAAGATCCCTTTCGTGTCTGCCTCATCCAGCAACTGTCGCCGAGACTTGATCTCCGCCCATTTCTCCGCATGCAGGCGAACGCGTTCCTTGACGATGTGGTCACGAATCTCTGACCGGTACCGGAGATCTCTCGGGATCTTGATGCCTTCGCTGGCAGCCACATAGCGCAGAGCACTTACGGTCCACTGCTTGCCGGTCAACTTGTCGAAGTCCTGAACCGTCTCTAGGAACCGCTTACGCTCCTCCTCAGCCTGCCGGAACTCATGTTCCTTTTGCTTGTCCAGGCGGGCCTGCTTCCGCTCCTGCTGCTTACGTAGCTTCTCGGTCTCACGTTCCTGGTCCCGCCGAAGCTTGACCTGTTCCCGTTCGGCAGCCTTGCGGGTCCGTTCCGCTTCCTGTTCCTGCTTCTTGGCGGCAGCAACCTTTTCCCGAGCCTCGCGACGTTCCTGGATTGCTTTTTCGTTGGCCACGCGCCGCTCTTCGGCGAGTTTCGCTGCGGTAACCTTCTCCGACTCAGGTCCAGGAGCGTTACCAGCCGTGGCCTTCTTGGCTGGAGACTTAACTTCCGGGGACTTCTTCTCGCCACTGGGAACTTCGGAAAGCCAAGACCGGTGGGCCCAGCCACCGGCATCGATCTGCTTACCAGTTTCTGTGTCCACAAGATAGTAACCTGTGCCTGGAATGCCCTCGATACGAACTTCGCGACCTTCGGTTGTGGGGTTCTTCCGGTCCTGGCCGTGGTACATGGCTATGTCGCCGGACTTGAGTCCCTTTGACTTCAGGGTGCCCCAGGTTGGTTTACCGGTTCCTGTCTTCGGCGTCACCTTCTCAGTGACGGTCTTCTTCTCGCCACCGGAGCGCTTCTCCAGCTCGCGGCGGGCCAGTTCCTTCGTCACGTGGTCAAAGATGTCCCGCTTCAGTCGCAGGTTCTTCGGCACCTCGATGTTGTTGGCCTTCGCGTCAGCACGCAACTGGGTAACGGTGGTCTTCTTGTACGCCTCATCAAGGTCCGGGGTGCCCTTGACCTCCGGCACAGCCTTCTTTGCGGTAACCCTCTTGGCGGGAGTCTCTGGTCCTCTCTGGTCGCCCTTCAGGAACGCAACGATGTCAGCCTTGCGACGTGCCGAGGAGGGGATCTTCTTGTCCTGCCGCTTGGCTTCCTCCCGCAGCTGCGGGATCGTCATCTTGTCGACGTCACCAGGAGCGTTCTTCTCGTCACTGGATACGGCTTTCTTGGCGACTGCCTTCCTTGCCGGGACCGCTTTCTTGGCGGCAGCTTTCTTGGCGGCAGCCTTCTTGACGCGGTCTTCTCGGTCGGCTTCGCCGGTCAACTTCTCCGCTTCAAGCCGACGCTTCCGGTCCTCGGTCGCGTCCCCGGAGCCACCTTCGACAAGTTTCTGGGCCTGCTTACGCTTCTGTTCCGAGGTGGTCTTCTCGGTAGCTTTGAAGTCCGTGCGTCCGGTGAAGTTGAAGTGCTCCTTGATCAGGTCAGAGAGCACTTCCTGCCGCTTGATGTCCTCGCCGAGGGGACCGGAGTCGGTGCCGTCTTCGGCATCTGAGGCCAGGATCCGCTTGTTCACCGTGATCGCGTTGTCAAGATCGTTGACGGCTTGCTGTGGGGTCTTCTTCCCCGAAGCCACCCCCAGATACGCGTCAGTGAACTCCTTACGACGGTTACCTACCGTCGGCATCTTCAGCTGGGCTTCCTCGAACGCGGCACGGAACGTGTTCCGGGAGTCAGTTCCCTCCTCCGGTCCCGGCGGAAGATCAGGAACAACCTCACCGGTTACTTCCCCTTCGCCACCCGGCTTACCCTGTCCGACGACCCCGACGTGCCCGTCGTTACGCTCTCCGGGTCCAGGGCCGGGCGGACGGCCCGGGCCCCCTCCAGGGACAGGGCCAGTAGGCCCAGCGCCCACCTCCGGAGTCGGGGTGACTTCGGGCCCCTGCTCCTGTACACCGTCCCCCGGGATTGCCTTTCCGATGTCGACAGGCTTTTTACTTTCACTGTCACCGGACGCCACCGCATAGACATAGAAGCCTCCTTGTCCGTCGGAATCCACCTTGGTGATCCGTAGCGGCTGATCCCGGCCGAGGATGACTTCCCGGGTCGGTGTTCCGGTGGACGGAACGAGTGCCTTGGTGCCCTTCGGGGTGGCGATGGACATGGTGATCTGCCCAGCACCGTGAGGCATCGGGGTACCGATGTTGGTGGAGGAAAAGCCCTTGTCCGAGATCAGCTTCCCGGTCAGCTCCTCGACCTGGCCCACGTTCTGTGGCGTGAGACCGAACGCTTCCGGGCCAACCACCCGGGACAGAATCAGGTCATCGGGGAGCGGGGACATTCCCTTGTCGATGGTGGCGGCATCCCCGTTCGGTTTCCCGGCACGCAGATCCGCATTGACCTTGCTGTAGCCCTTCAGAAACCGGTCAATCGCCGGTCCCCGGTTGGTCAGGTGACGGTTACTGCGGGACAGGCCGTAAACGTAGTTGCCGGCTTCCTGGTCGCTGGCGAACGTCTTAGGATTGAACGACGACAGGGTCGCGAGCAACTTCTCCACGACACCAGCGGCCATCTTCCACGTGTTGCGGAAGCGGCCGTGACTGTCACGGGGGTGGAGAAGCTGTTCCTGTGTCCCCCAGGAGTCTCCGACCCCCATCGTTCACCTTCGTTCTGCGGTTTCAGGTCCCAGGGACTCCAGATATAGGAGTACTGCGGCTAGGCCGCTACGGGAGTCTTCTCGGTCCCTGCTCCCGTGTCCTCCATGACCTGGAACTGCGCGTCAGCCTGCCGTGCCGCGATCGCCTGGTCCCCGTAGATCGGGTCACCACCAGGGTCGGCGGGTAGCGGCTGCCCGGTGTCGACAGCGAACTGGTACAGCTGCCGGGCCCGGTTCCACTGGTTCCAGTTGTCGTGGTCTTCGTCGATCTGGCGCAGCTCCCACGCCCGGTCTTCCTGCGCCTCGTCGTCTTTCACGGAGAACTCCTCTTCCAGGCTTTCGAACTCGACATCGTCGGGATCGATGATCACAGTACCGGCGGCAACGAGTGCGAGACGCTCATCCCCGTCCATGCTGAACACGGGGAACGCCGGGACGTTGACGGCTAGAGCAGCGGTAAGTTCCAGGTTTCCGTCCACCGCCCGCCAGTCCCCCGACAGGGGACTGCGACGTAGTTTGGCCACCTTGCGCTCATCCGCTTCGGGTACTACTGCACCAGCCAGCACTGGTCCGAACTGGTCCTCGTAGGCACGAACGACAGCAACTTCGTCACCGGTGTCGTCGTAGTGGATCGCAGCGGCACGGTAATTAAGGTTGATGCTTGCGTGCCGTGTATCCATGACGATCTTTCCGACACGGATCGAGTCCCCCTCAGCAGTGAACACGGTGCCAAGGTGGAAAGGTTCATAGTCCTTCTGCGTCCTCGGTGCCAGCATGCAAGAGTTCTGACTCACGTCCCGATGACAGGTGTCCCAGGCGGCCAGGTGTCCATACACGCGACCGTCCGCGTCAATCGTCAGCGGAGTCAACTTCTCCAGGTTCGGCTTGTCGAACCAAGCTTTCGGCGGGTACACGGGGTACCCATTCCCTTCGGTCATGGCGAAGTCTCCTCCTTGTTCTCTAGCTGTCACATTTGCTGGACGGTCCCATGGGGCACGGATGTTCTGGTCCCCGAAGGCCTTGGCCATTTCGGGGTAGATCTCGGAGATGACTCCCCGAAGCTGGTTCTTTTCCTCGTCCGGAATGTTCGGTAGGCCACCGTGGGCACCGGAGAGAAGTGCCGCAGCCGCGTAAATGGCGTGGTAAACCATCGTTGGCCGGCCAGAAACGATGTCCCCGTACGGCAGCCGGTACGCGGTGGGATCGGTGGGGGGTAGCCGGGCATCCCTCCACATGAACATCTTTCCCATCAGTTTCGGGTCCGGTTGACCGCCACCAGAAGCCCAGGCGGTAATCCGGCGTACCGCATCGTCGTTGTCGAAGACGGCTTCCCGGGGTGCCAGTGGCATACCCTTCCAGCCGTGCGGGGTCACTGCGAACTCGAACAGTTCCGGCTCCGTGGTGTAGCTCCCGCAGCCACAGTCACTCGGGTCGTAGTCCGGGTCGCCGTCGAAGCCAGGATCGAGCATGTCCTCATCGTCGTCCCAGTCACCGGCATCGTTGACGTCAAACAGTCGCAGGTCCGTGAATGCCGGGATAGCGACCAGCGTCGCGCCACCCATCGTGTACCGGGAGAAGTGAACGACACCGGTGTCCGGGTTCATCGTGCCGATCACCGGACCACCGGGGTCCAGTGATGGACCAAGAACTCCTTGAGAGTTCAAGTAGCGAGCTTCTTTGACCTCGGGGACGATGTCTTCTGACATCCAGTCACCCCAGCCCCAGGCAAAGTCCCGGCCCTCATGGTCGGGACCGATGGTGGTGCCGAGGATCCGGCCCACAGTGACGGAACCGGCGTGCCCCTGCGGGGTTGACACTTTCCGGAACGCCAGCGGCAGGGGCAGTGATCTGGCATCCAAAGCTCCGGGCTCGAACAGTCGCTGCTGATGCGGTTCACCGGTCGGCCGGTTGATCGGTGCCAACGGTCCCACCCACATGGGGCCGAGTTCCTGCATGTTGAACAGGGCCCTGGAAGCTGCAGTCAGGGCCTGCTCAGCGGACCCGTGTCCCGGCGGACCTCCGGTGGCCTTGGTGTGCAGAATGTTGCACAGGCCTTCGGGGTTCTTCGGGAACTTGGAGGCCAGTGCTCGCACGCACCGTTTGAAATCACCCGGCGTATTCCACCGGATCTTGGCGGCTCCTTTGCCGAGCAACCAATAACGCTGCAGCTGTGCCGGCATACCTCTTGCGGGATTCGGATCAGACATCTCAAACCGCCCCCCATAAGGTAACCTGGAACCCATGCGTGGGAAAGGTTGGTCCAACTGGACCAGGTACGAAGTTGATGATAGAGGCTGCTGGCTCTGGACGGGACCCGTCAACCCCAAGGGATACGGCAAGATCTCCGCAGTTCACTACGGCACCACACTTGCCCATCGAGCCTTTTTCCTGAGATCTGGAAGATCTATTCCTGCTGGACAATGCCTCGATCATCTTTGCAAGGTTCCTTCGTGTGTTAACCCAGATCACTTGGAGCCCGTTTCTCCGTACGTAAATCTCATCAGGGGAAAGGTTCTCTACGCCAATAGGACTACCTGTAAATCGGGCCTTCACGATATAACTGATCCTAAAAATGTTAAGACAGATAATCGAGGTCAAAGGGAATGCCTTCTTTGCAGCAGAGAGTCTAAGCGTAAATCGGGCGCTGCTTATCGGGCCCGGAACCTTGAGAAGGAACGTGCCAGATATCGTGATTATTATCAACGAAAGAAGCGAAAGGTATCTCATCCGATACCGTCCACTATGACCAGATCGCAGCGGCAACCTGCTACTTCGTCTACTGATGCTAGAGGGTCGCAGGGGTAAAGCATCAGGTCAGCACCGACCGGAAACATGGCAGTCAACGGAATCGTCATGTCGTTGACCCGGCGGTGGGTGACTCGGACACGCTGATCCTCTTCCGTCTTCCAGGTCTTGGCGAGCAGCTTTCCGGTAACCCGGGACTGTTCCATGCCGGCCGCCAGGGTCCCGGCACCGTAGGCCCGGGTGGTCTCAGTCATAGCGATCACATGGGCCCGATTGGGCCAGTACTCGGACCCGGTCCAGTCCAGAACCCGTTGCACAGCCTCAGCTATGGCGGCTTGGTCTCCGCCACCGTTGACCGCATCCAAGGCGGCGGCGAAGACCAGGTTGTAAGCCTCTTCGGGAATCCGGACCAGGAAGTTCCTTGTCTGGGCAAGTTGGCTCACAACGAACGCGTGCCTGGACACCACTGGCACATCGGTGGCCTGAGACCAGGCACGAAAGGAGATCTTCCCGATTTCGGAGAGGATGGTCTCCGCCTCAGGGTCCCAGGGCACGGTGTACACGCCGCTGGGATCTGGAGCGATCTTGTAACTGCGCCAGGGACGCATGACTGCGTCTCGGGTACGGGACAGCCAGGACTTCAAGGATGAAGTGACGATGGACAACAGTCCCTGTTCGTCACTCGACCGGGACATCGAGGAGCCCCCGCTCCTGCATCTCGTCTCGGAGCGCTACCGCGTCGTGTGACTTGCCCTGCAGAAGTCGTTGGGTACAATATCCATCGAGAGTATTCCGAAGGGCCATCACGTCGGTGGCCTCCATGCCCAGATGGAAGGCAAGGACAGTCAGATGGTCCCAAGCGCCAGCCAGCAACTTCCCTACGTGTTCTGGACCTTCGACACGGATACGGGTGTGCAGTTCTTCTGGAGGTGTTCCTGTAACCGCGTTACGACGGTCACGCGTGAGCAGGCGCTTGCCCGCGACTTCCAGTGCCCGAAGTGCGACAGCATTAGCTACGACGAAGGTGGTAACTGATGACGGAACCTGCACACCTTGTCCCGTGGCCCCAGCCACTACCGCTGGACCTTCAACGGGAGTTGGCGCTCCTTCTGCAGTCGATCCTTGCGGTAGAGGAGCTGGCCCAGTCGGCTGGATTCCAGTTGGTGGGGCTGGTGGTGGCGGGGGACCTGCACCTGGAGCCCCCGGCTGCTGCGGCGGAGCTACGACAGCATCTGCAGGAAGCACGTCTTCTGTGTATCCGGCTACTTTCCGCAACGCTGGAGACTGGAGCAGGTTCGGGTCCCGCAAGATGACCTCGCGGGTGAACCGCATCAGGTCTTCCTTGTCGTCCGGTGCGTCGGTCAGTTTGTAGTCACCCTCGATCAGGACCGTCTCCCTGGAGACCAGTCCCTTCTCGTACATGTTCAGGGTGTCCTTCAGCCGCTCGGGGCGGACGGTGAGCGGTGCCGTGTCGTACCAGAAGATGAACCGATCCGGGTCTTCCTTCAGGTGCTTCAGTGCAGGCTGCAGGTAGGCCGTGGTCAGGGCGTCACAGATCCGGGTCATCAGTGGCTCGATGTGGATCTTTACCGCTGACTCTTCGATGTGCCACGCGGACCAGTGATTGGTCTGTCCGGTGCCACCCAGCACCTCGGGAGGAAAGTCCATCGCAGTAGCGAACCGGGCGATCGCTTCCTGACGCAGTTCCCGGGCCTGCTGGGACAGTTCGGAATTGAACTGCACCAACTGGATCTTCCCGAGCGCCTCCATCGGCATCTCCACCACAGTGGGAACGACGCCAGCAGCGGTGCCTTCACCCTTCAGTGACAGCGCACCGACCCGGGACAGGTGAGCGGTCAGACCCTCGGCACCGGTCAGCTCCTCGTCGTCATCTACAAACGAGGCTTCCTTTGGAATCGGCAGAAGTCCGGCAGACACCAGTCGTGAGTCGATCTGGGCAAAGACGTATCGGGTGAGGCGCTCGATCTCCCACAGCATGGGCATCGCAGCGTGTACGGGCGAATCTGCCCAGATGTGTCGACGGGGGTGCGGGGTCCAGACACGGATGACAAGGTCTCCGTCTTCGACCGACCCCATGGTTCCGTCGGACCACTCATATCTTAGTGTCCCCCGGTACCGCTTGAACTCCGAACAGGAGACCACGAACCACTGATCCGGGTCGCTCTCAGAACCTTGCTTGCCCACAATGTAGGCATCGCCCGCCACGGTCAGGTTGATCCCCAACATACGAAGCGCCTCTGCCTTCGCCGGAGGTCCACCAAACAGGGTGTCCGACAAAGCTGCGATTTTCGGCTTCTTGGTCTCTTGCTGCACGCGCCCGTTCTTGTCGACGTCCGCGACGTAGATTCGCACTCGCGAGCAGGCAGAACCAACCCACGAGGCCGCGAATCGCAGCTCCCCAATAACGTCGTACAGTCGCCAGCACTCTTCCTGCCACGTGTTATCTCCGAACCTGTAGTTCAGCCAGGTGCGCTGTCCCTGCAAAGAGATTCGGGCGGCGGCGGCGACGAGAGATTTCTGCTCCGGAGCATGGTGTGGAGCAGGAGTCATGTCATTGACGACGACCCTCCGCTGTCGCCCGAATGGCATAATTCTACTCCCGGTCCAGGATCAGTCCAGCAACCAAGCTTGCAGCAGGTACGGCAAGGACTGCCAAAACCCACTGATTCGGAATCAGTATGGCACCCGGCATGACCAGTGCGGACAGCCAGATACTTGTACACCAAGGGCAGTGGGCCCAATACGCGGCAAGGGACTCGTCCCCCCACCGCCTCTGAACCCATTGTCGATAAGGCAATGTGAGGCGATCAGAAACCATGAGTCGGGTCAACCTGACTGTCGCCAGGAAGCCCAGCCCAATACTGATCAAAAGCATAGCCATACTATAGGGACCCTTTCCACGCAAGAGGAAGATGCGTTACGGGAACGCTGGTTGCGGACCGAACTGGTTCAGGTCGTAGAAGTTGCCAGGGAAGACCTGTCCGTCACCCGGCTTACCGATCCTCATCCGCTTACGTTCCCCCGCCATCAGATAGATACAGCCATGGACCATGGCGTCCATCCGGTCTGGGGAATCCTGCGCCGACAACGGATCGAACATGACGCACTGGTCCTCCAGTTCCCCCATCTCGTCGCCCACGAAATGAAGCCGACCCTGTTCAGCCCGCATTGCCACCGGCTCAGCACGGGTCTTCTTTCCGTGCTTGGCGTGGACCGGCTTCATCGGCGGGGACGTGTTTTTCGGGAACATGCCAAGATCGCAGTACTCCCGGTAAGCGTCCTGTAGCACCTCCTGCAGGTACCGCTTGCCGAGGTTCTCCTCGTACACCAGGACGTCGGCCTCGAATTCGCTTACCGCCCGCCACGCCGCCAGCGCCGCCTGACGCCCGGACCCTTGGATGGTCCGATCACCCAGGACGTAGATTTCTCCGTCCGTCGTCCGGCACAGCGCGACGATCCCGGTCTGGGCCTCTTCTCCGGTGAGGTTCGGGTCCATGCCGACCACGGTGGAAGCGATGGTCGCATCCTCCGGTAGAGCATCGACACGATGGTTAACGATGTCCATGCGCCGGAAGAGGCCGCCTGCATTGAGCTCCAGAACCTTTCCGTACAACTCCTGCTGACCGATGGCGGTGCCTCGGTACTTCTTCTCCAGTTCCACGAGTACGTAGCTGGAAAGGTTGACAGCGTTATCGAAGGTGGATCCACCCATGAGATGCACGGATCCATCAGAACTGCCAACCCACTCCTGAATGATCTTAATAGGCTTGGGGGTGGTAGCAACAAAAGCCCGAGGATGGTCATTAATAAGATCCGAACGAAGTGACGGAAGGATCCCCTCCCACCACGACTCGTAGGGACGGATCCATTTCGCGACCTCGTCGAGGACTGCGCCAGCTGCGTTGTAGCCGCGACCCACATCGGCGTCATCGGCACCTTCCGCATAGATCTTCTGGCCATCCGGGAACAGGATCATGGGACGGGGTGACTGCTTGTATCGGTACGCGATACCACGGCGATCAAGGATCCGTTTCAGTCCCGCCGGTCCCTCAATACAGATCGTACGGGCGTCTGCCAAGGTCTCCGCGATCAGTAGCCATTCGGTGGGGGCACCGGACCGGTCGTAGGGATGCTTGATGACCTGCTGTACCAGCCACTCTCCGGAGGCCCGGGACTTACCCCAGCCACGACCGGCGAGGGCCAAAGCCACCAGCCACTTGCCACCCTCTGGCGGGCACTGTTCCGGGCGGGACGTGTACCACCACTCACCTCGGAGCATCTCCTGAAGAACTTCAGGGGTCTGTCGCATGATGAACTCGCTGCGCTCATCAGCTGAAAGCTGGGCGAGACGTTCCGCAACAGACAAACCCATGTAGTGATCATAGGGTACAGTAATGGATGAAGGGAGGGATCCAGCCCATGGATCTGAATGAAGTTCGCCTTTTCCTTGCCAAGACCCGCAGGGCACAGGGGCTTACCCAGTCAACGGTGGCCCGCCGCATGGGACGCACCCATCAGAATCTTGGCCAACTGGAAAACGCCACTGGCAGCATCCAACTGAGCACCCTCATCGCGTGGGCTGCGGCACTGGGTCTACAAGTAACGATGGAACTGGAGGCGATAAACAGTGACGCGTGAACAGGCAGTCCAGGCCACTGATCCCATCTCGCGTGGTCGGTGGGCCATGTTCTCTGGTGAAATGACTGAGATGCGCACCCGCCTGGGCCTGTCGAAGGCTGCCCTCGCGGACATCCTGGGTATCGCGGTGACCAGTCTCTACCGGTGGGAAACTTACGGTGCCCTGGATCAACTCAACGAGCGCAACGCTGAGGCAGTGGCAGCTTTCATGGACGCCGGGACGAAGGCACTGGATGAGTTCCCTGATTTCCGGGAACGTTTCGTGACTCTGGCAGTGGCTTCGCAGAAAGCTGGCATCACCCAGGAGGTGCTGCTGGCACGGATCCGTAAGGATCAGTCCTACTCGTACGACTTCGGTTTCCTGGGAGTTCTGACGGATCGATGAAGTGTCGGATCTGTAAGACGCGCCTGGATCCGTTCCTGGAGGATGTCGGCAGCCACCCGTACTGTGAGCCGATCCTGAAGAAACCTGCCAGATCGGAGCAGTTGGAGATGCCGTTCACGCAGATACATCCGGGAGAAGATCCGATCGCCAGACGGATCAAGGACGAAATCCTGAAGGTAATCCACTGGCGGGATCAGCGGAACCCTCGCAGCGCCCAGGTCAACATCGGACCGTCGGAGCTGTCCAGTCCATGCGATCGTCGCATCGGTTACCGGCTGGCCGAAGTTGAGAGGATCAACACGACCCTGGATCCGTGGCCGGCGATCGTGGGAACAGCTGTCCACGACTGGCTGGAGAACGCCTTCCGTGACTGGATCCAGGACACGGTACGACCGGGCCAACTGGCAGAGTGGGTGCCGGAGACCCGTCTGCAGATGTCAGCCGATGTCCAGGGGCGCAGTGACCTGTTCTGGGTTCCCGAGGGGATTGTGATCGACTACAAGGGTGCCAGTCCCGACAAGATGAAGAAAATCAAGTCGGAGGGTTCCCCGGAGAACTACCGTCGCCAGGTACAGATCTACGGGTACGGGTACGAGCGTGCCGGGTTCAAGGTCAACCACGTGTCACTGTTCTACTTCCCCAGGGCCGGCAACATCAAGGACGCTCACGTTGAGACGTGGCCCTACGACCGCAGCGTGGCGGAGATGTCCCTGGCGAGAATCCCTGCCATCGCCACCCGGTTAGTGGAACTGGAAATCATTTCCAACACTCACCGCTGGGAACAGGTTGACGCGTCACCATCACATGACTGTGGCTTCTGCCCCTGGTACAATTTCCGAAGATCCCCCGAGGAAGGTGCCTCGGATCTTGGGTGCCCTGGCAAGTAGCCGAAACCGAAACTGAAACGAGGAACTGATGCCGTTCACCCCTGTCGGAGCTGGTCGCCAGGACGACGACGCTCCACGCACGTACCTGAACCCCTCCGATATAGTCGGACACCTGCTCATCGTGTGGCCGGTCCGCTACGAGACGGACACGGCCACGAAGTACCCGCGTCAGGATGGCCGCCCCAGTGACGCCGTCTACGTCGACATCGTGGACCTGAACCTGCCCGACGAACTGAACCAGCCCGGCAAGGTGATGCGAGCCGCGAAGTGGACCCAGGGACGACTGATCCGGGACACCAAGCACGCCATCGGCGTTCCCAGGGAAGACGCGATGCTGGTCCAGATGGGCAAGGACGGGGATGCCTACCAGATAGTTGACCAAGCAACTAATCCTGGTGCGGTGGAGTACGCGAGCCGATGGCTGGCCGCGCACCCGCAGTTCCACCCCGGCCAGGATGCGCCGCAGCCACGAGACCCACAGCCGCAAAGCAGCCCGTGGCCGCCGGCCACCGGTCAGCAGTCAGGACAATGGAACCCACCAGTCTCCGGTCCTCCACAGTCAGAGTCCACTATGGACCGTCTGCGACGGCAGGCACAATCTTCCAATCCGTACGCGCCGCAACCGGGCCTACCCACGTACCCTAACCCTGGGCAACAGGATGAGAATCCTCCGTTCTGAGACTGGAGTTGATCTCAGCGTGGGCGCACACTGAGTCCTCAGTCTTCCCAGGAGGTACACATGGAACAGGCCCCCGGATCCGGTCGGGGGCCTGTCCTGTTCTCTCGTAGACGTGAACCCATGAGAGAGGTGTTCTAGTGCTTACAGTACCACAAGCAGCGGCTGCTTGGCACTCCGCAGGCGTATCAACCATCCCGATCCGGACCAACGGCACCAAGCGACCCGTTGTGGAGTGGGCCGAATATCAGGCCCGGATCCCCGGACTCGGCGACCTGGAACGCTGGTGGGGCAACGGCCACGAGTACGGGTTGGCCGTGATCTGCGGAGCGGTGTCAGGCAACCTGGAGATGACCGAGCTCGAAGGGTCCGTTGCCCTCAACGCGGACCTGATGGAAACCATCGACCGGATCGCTTCCGAACGGGGCATGACCTACATCTGGGAAGGTCTACGCCAGAGCTACTCGGAATGGACACCATCCGGAGGCATTCACCTCCTCTACCGCGTCTCCGACCACCTGGTCCCTGGCAACGAGAAGATCGCCCGGGACGTTGACGGCAAGGTTCGGGCCGAAACCCGTGGTGAAGGTGGCTACGTGATCGTGGCCCCCACGTCGGGACTGTGTCACCCGTCCGGTGAATCGTGGGACTTCCTCGGTGAGTCTGTGCCGGGAGTCATTCCCACGGTCACGTGGGAGGAGCGGCAGGCACTGCACGAGATTCTGCGACTAGCATTGGACGAGGCACCGGCCCCCTCCAAGGCACTGGTCGTACCTCCCCAGGTCGCCACTGACCGTGCCGTTGTGGGTCCCCGTCCCGAGGGGGCCGGTGACCGTCCCGGGGACGAATACGCGGCCCGAATGGCGTGGGCCGACATCCTGGAGCCGGTGGGCTGGACCTTCTCCCACCGTCGGGGTGTCGAGGAGTACTGGGTGCGTCCCGGCAAGAGCCGTCGTGACGGGCATTCGGCCACCACCAACTACGAGGGTTCTGATCTTCTCAAGGTCTTCTCCTCCTCAGTGTCAGAGCTGGAACCAGACTCCACCTACACGAAGTTTGGTGCCTACACCGCGCTGTGGCACCGGGGAGATTTCAAGGAAGCCGCCAAGGCGTTGGCGCGGCAAGGTTTCGGGTCTGCCTATATTGCTCCGCGCGCAGGTGACGATGAAATAGTTCCCATTGAAGACGGTGAAAGTTATACCCTGGATGACGTGGGTAACGGTCAACGCATGCTGGCCCAGAAGGCGTGTTACTACCCGGAACACCAGATCAGTGACATCCACCGCTGGGTCGTGGAGGAGAAGAAGGCCCGCGCCTGGGACGGAACTGTGTGGGCGGCCAACGACAACGCGATCCTGTGGGAGACGGACTGCATTACCCGTCGCATGATGCGGTCAGGTGACGAGGCGGTGGCGAAGCAGGGAGCCAAAGCACGGTCCGCCGGCAAACAAGCGGCGATGGCCAAGTTCTTCTTCTCGCAGCCGGGGATGACAGTCTCGGCCTCAGATTTCGACTCTGAGCCTCGGTGGCTGAACCTGGAGAACGGGGTCTATGACCTGAAGACGGGCAACCTGAACCCGCACGACCCCAGCTACATGATCACCCGGAAGCTCAACGCCTCCTACGACCCGGACGCTAAAGCGCCGCAGTGGAAGCAGTTCCTGGAACAAGCACTCCCGGACGAAGAGATGCGCGCCTACGTGCAGCGCTGTCTGGGCTACACGCTTCTGGGTGACCCTTCGGAGCGGGCCATGTTCGTGGTCTACGGCCCGTCCGGTACCGGCAAGTCCACCTTCCTGGAGACGTTGAATGCGGTGTTCGGGGGCTATGGGGAGACCGCTCCGTCGGGCACGTTCCGGGAGTCCCGCAGTTCCGACGACACCGCCGCCACGCCGGCTCTGCATGGACTGAAAGGCAAACGGTTCGTCACCACCTCGGAAACCTCGGAAGGAGTCCGCTGGAACGAGGAATTGGTGAAGCGCTACACCGGCCGGGACCTGATGCGCTCCCGTGGGCTGTACGAGACGTTCCAGACGTGGCGTAACGAGGCTTCGATCTGGCTGGCCACCAATCACGCCCCCCGGTTCACTACGGACGACCGGGCGATCTGGAACCGGGTGAAGCTGATCCCGTTCGACACCGTGTTCCTGGGTGAAGGTCAGGTGCGGGCGATGGACGCGATCCTGGTGGAGGAGGCGGACGGAATCCTGTTGTGGTTGCTGGAGGGGTTGGCCGCGTACCACCGGCAGGGACTGGCGGAGCCAGGTCAGGTGACGGCGGCGGTGCGGGCTCTGCGGGAGCAGTCCGATTCGGTGATCAAGTTCCTGGATGACCGGGCCACGGTGGGCGAACTGGTCCTGGCCCCAGATCAGGCGATGAACACTCGGGATCTGTACACGATGTACTCGAACTGGTGTCGCTCGGTGGGTGAACGTCCGCTGGGGGCTACCCGGTTCGCGGTGCGCCTGGATGCTGCTGATCGTGGCCTGGTGCAGTTGGGTCCGCTACGGTGGGGTGGCGTTGGTAGAATTCCGGGCGGCTGGTTGGTCAGCGCTTGACACTTGTACCACTCCATGTGGTACAGTGGATCCTGACAGCGAAACAACTAGTGAAAGGATCCGATGGCCAAGCTGATACGAATGCGTATTGCGGATATCGTGATCCCGCCCAGCCAGGACCCACAGCGAGCTAGACGAGGCGACATCAAGGCATTAGCTGCTGACATCGCTGCGAACGGAATGCTGGTACCGATCCTGGTAACCAAGGATCACATCCTCCTCGATGGGGCTCGAAGGCTGGGTCTGCTACTGAACACCGTCACCGTTGAGGTGCAAGTAGCTGAAACGATGGAAGAGGCCTTCGAGTTCCTTGAAAAGGCTGACCATCCACTACAGGTTCCCTACGACGGTCGCAGGATCTTCGACCTGAGGCAGGCCTGCGCCAAAATGCTCCTAGAGCAGCGCCTCATAGGGGTCCGCAAAAACCACATCTCAAGAACTGGCCGGAGAAGGACAGAAGAGGAGCTTGCTGCGACAAAAAGAAATCCCTGGCGCAGGCGCGTATCCCATCTCACCGGCCATGGTCAGCATCCTATTCAGCTGGCATTAACGCTGTATTCGAGACTGATGCGTATCGAGGATCTCCCTCCTCGACAGCAGCAGGCCCTGCGTGAGGCGATCGAGAAGTTTGAAAACAGCAAGCTCACCCGCCACGCCTACACCGAGTACCGCAAGATTACTGCCGAGTTGGAACTCCTGGCGTCACCGGAGAGCATTCAAACTGCCGCTGAGCAGCGGCGACTGATGCAGGATTCACTTCCGCTTCTGCGGACGGTGGCAAGGGCCTACAGCAATCTGACGGATCTCCATCCGCAGATCACAGCAGAAGAAGCTGAGGCGTGGAGAGCTGAGATCAATGCGGTTAAGTACGGAATCAACCGTGTACACAAGAAGCTCCTAGGAAGGACCACGGCTAACTGATGGTTACCTATCTGAACCTGTCGTTTCTGGATGACCTGGACTCGACGATCGAGTTCCTGGATGTCGAGAAACTGACCGTGGACCCCAAGGTCCAGCGGCCCGAGGATCTCAACAAGATCAGGCGAATTTACAAGCGGTTCACTCCCAGCGGTGTCGGTACCCTCCTGGTGTCCCGGCGGGCCGATGGGGACCAGGTGGTCCTGGATGGGCAGACCCGGTTGGCGGTACTGAACCGCAAGCTCAAGGAAGGCGGACCCACCCAGGTTCGCTGTGAGGTGTTCGACAATCTCACCGAGGAGCAGGAGGCTGCTCTGTTCGTTACGCACAACGACGGCACCAAGCCTCGCGCAACTGACCGGTTCCGAATCACCGGAGTGGCTGGCGATAAGACTGTCCGGGAGATTCTGGAGATCGTCACCAACCACGGCTACAAGGTCAGCACGTTCCCCGCTGACGGCTCGATCGCGGCGGTTACGGCAATGGAGCGGATCTACCGCATCTCGGTGAAAAACAAGCGGGAGCCCAACACCCTGGAACTGGCCCTGATTGTTCTGAAGCGGGCCTACGGCCAGGACTACGACGCCACTCGCGGCGTGGTTCTGGAGGGGGTCGCGGCGATCCTGGAGGAGTACGGCAGTCGGGTGGACGTGGCCCGACTGGTGGAGAAGATGCGTGAGATTCCGGAGCGGGCCAAGGGCCTTCTGAATGAGGCCTACTCCTGGGCCAAGATCCAGAAGATGAGGCCAACGATGGCCCTGGCAGCAGTTCTCGTCTTTAAGTACAACGAGGGTGCCCGAGGCGGCCGGAAGGCTCTGCCCGAGTGGCGGCGTCGCGGGTACTACGTCCCGCGAGGCTGATCCAGCAAGATCCGGACAGGGGTATGTGGACTACAATGGTCCGCATACCCCTGTCCCTGTCTCTGGAAGGAGGAAGCGTTGACCGAGAGCGAGTCCGGCAATCTCATCAACATCTTCGACGACCCGTGCCCCTGTCGCGGCGTCGCCTGCAAGCTACCCGTAACCAGTGGCCGCCACGGCACCCCGAACGGCTACGGGAACAACAAGTGCCGCTGTGAGCCCTGCACCACGGCCTGGGCCCAGTACAGCGTGGGCCGTAGGCACTCTCGCCGTGAACGTGGCCTCGACCCTGGGGACGAGCGTCATGGCACGGACAACGGCTACACCAACTACGCGTGCAGGGAAACCACGTGTGCCCGTGACGGCGCGTACGGCTGCATCCAGGCCCGCGCTGATGCTCGCAGGATGGCTACCGAGTGACCCCGTTACGTGTGGGCGATGTTCTCCACGGTTTCTGTGGGGGCGCTTTTGGCCGAGACCACTACGAATGCTCCCGGGTGGAAGCAATCGCTGCGGACTGGGTGGTGGTTCGGTCAGCTCGGAGGCCAGGGCGTGGCTACGTAGAGCTTGCCAACGGGAACCCAGACAGACTGGCCAAGTACCGAGACGGTAGCGAGTGCCGCGACTGTGTGGTAGCGTAGAAGTACCACAACTTCATGACGACGGGTATCCGCGTAGAGACGGGCGGCTGAGGCCCGGCTCCCGGGTGCGCCTCCACCGGCCTAAGCCACCGGTCCGTCACAAATGGAACAGGTGAGCCTCCTTCGGAAGGGCGAGGCTGGCTACGTGGAACGGCCCCCGCCGCGTTCACCGCTCAGGGGGGCCACTAAATGTCAGGTCACGCCATGGTGCGCGGGGAGATCCCGTGACAATCACCCTATCCGAGGTTGACCTTGAAACAGCGTGACCTGACCCCAATTTCTCGCGGTGGGCGAGGAACGAAACAGCCCCAGGGGATCTCTCCCTTGGGGCTGTTTCCTATCTGGAGGCCTTGCAAGTTTCGCAGGACGCGTACAGAACCTTCGGCACCCGTAACATCTGGTGGCCATGAAGGTCACGGACCTTCATCATGCCGCCCAGGACCATTCCCACGTACTCTCCGGTCCCGGTGTTCATCATCCGGTCCTGGCATTGGTCCAGCAGCAGGCAGTGGCTGAGGCAGATGTGTGCTGCCAGTCCATGCGGGCAACCCTTGGAACATTGTCCCGGGTGGTAGCCCACCCACCATTCCGGATCCATCCCAGCTTCAGCGCATCGTGGTCTCGGAGCCCTGACCTCAGTCGTAGTAGCCACGTCTCTCCTCCGCGCTCAGTAGGGGACTGCGCCGGACCCGTTGGATGCTTCCCACTTCGGTGGGTGTCTCGTGACCGAGTATGCGTCGCGAATCGCGAAGGAGAAGCAACTCTTTGCCAGGTTCGGGTGTGTCCACAGTGGATTCTTTTGGCTCTCCCCAGTTCCCCTTACGTAGCACCTGCAACGCCAGGATCGCGAGCGCCACCGAGGCGGCTCCCGCGACCATGGTTACGATGCTGAGCAGGAACAGGGCGTTGATGTAGCCCTGTTGCATTTGTCGTTACAGCCTTCCCGCTGAGGCCAGCTTCCCGAGGACTGTCCACCGCTGGTGAATTCGCTCCACTGTGTACGGTGTCAGGTCCGGGTGCTGGTTGTCGTACAACGCGTGGAACTCTTTGCTGATCTCCCCGTAGTTACGATCACCGCAGTAACCGAGACGCCGGATTCCGTTGGGCTGAGTCATTGCCTACCTTCCCGTGTAACTGCAGGGCGCGAGTCCCTTGTCACCGAAGAACCCCGCCTCGATCACTTCTGTGCCTCGGTGGATCACTCGGCAGCCGATAAGAATCCCGGCTGGTCCGGATGCTTTACCGGACATGGTCACTACGTGACCTTCCAGCTTCACGCTGTACCCCACCGCTCCGCCACCGGGGAACACTGTGATCCTGCGATCCAGGGGCATTACTACGTCACCGAGTGGCGATTCCGCGTGCTTACCGTCGTCACGTAGTGCGTCGACGCGGATGTGTAGCTGAGCCGCTTCGTCAGAGTAGAACTCCATGCACATCGTGGCGAGACCTTCGCCACGTGGACAGGCTGTGGTGACGTTCTTGTGGCCGTTCGGTTCAGGTTCGGAGTTCGGTGCCGCGCAAGCCAGCAACGCAACCACCGCCAGGACTATGAGGAACTTCTTCACTAGCCTTCCGTTCTCTTGGAGAGCGTGACCTTGAAGTCGTATCCCAGACCCCGTGCCAGGCGAGCGATCATCGCTAGTGACACCTCCAGGTGACATCCGTTCTCCAGTTCCGAGAGGTAACTCTGACCTATCCCAACGAGTCTGGCTACCTCCCCTTGCGTCTGTCTTCCTCGTTTCCGTAGCTCTCGCAGCTGCCCGATTACTTCTTGTACCGCTTCCTGTTCTCCTGGTTTCCAGTCTCTTTTTCTTCCTGCCATGTATCCATCCTACCACAGATACAGACCCTGTAAACAGCGACTTCCATCTCTGGAACGTAACACGCAAAGGGTGCAAAACTTAAAAGCTGGGTAGTAGCTCAAGATCCGTTAATGGGAATCTGATTCTTCTAGGTTTCGCGATCTCCAAACGCCACGATTACAACTTATCTTCCTTAGCGCCCAGCTCACAGACCCTGTCCCTTGCTACTGTAACTTCTAACTACTCTTTGTCTCTCTAAGAAAAATTAACAAGTAAATAGGTACAAAGTAGGTAAATATACCATGGGAGACACACAAAATTAACGCAGAAGGGGGGTACCATGATTAGGCTTATGGTTACGGTCAGCTAGTAGCTCGTGTTATGATCCTCCGCATGGCTACAGTAAACCCGGATCCAGTCCCACTCGCGCGTCGTTTCCGTTACGGATCATTCCTGGAGCGTTACCCGGACTACCTGTCCTGGATCGACGGACAGCAATGGATCCTGGTTGTCGGAGAAGACATCAAAGAAGACCCGAACACGTTCCGGGCAGCCCTGCACTATCAATGCAAGGCACTCGGTGGCCAGCTACGCACCGGTCTACGCCGGCAACCAGACGGCACCGTGGTGATGCTGGTACAGAACATGAGACCCGAGTAACCAGGAGCCCAGAAACCGCCCCAGGGGTACCCCAGGTACCACCCGGGGCGTTTCGTGGCTCTACGCCTCCGCGCCGGGGCGGGAACGAGCCTCCAGCTCCCGCAACTGCGCCTCCACCATCCTGGCCGCGTCTTCCGGTGCCGTTTCCCGTTCCACCGCAGGTGCTGGGGCGTCCAACCGGTACAGCCGGGACATCTCCTTCAGCACCCGCGCCGCCGTCTCCACGTAACGGTGGTCAGGTCTCGGCGCGGTGCCGTCCAGGTGCGGTTGGCACACGTTCCAGATCTCCTCCAGTCGCTGCCCCACCAGGTACCGGACACCAGGGGCAGCCCGGATCAGGTCTTCGTCACTAATTGCCGGTAGCCGGGGATCCACACTGGCACTGTATGCCAATACCAAAGATGCATATAAACATGCACAAGGTATCGAACCCCGACACCCCAACCCAACCCGTCACCTCCGAGCTCTCAAACCCAGGCACAGTTTCCCGATACATCGAAGCAGGTAACATCACACGTTAAAGAGACAGGAACAGCAGGGTGCTGTGCGGTATCTGTTTCGGTTGGTGTGACTGTTTCGTGGTTGCCTGTGGCTTTTTCTATTACTAGTTACGAAGGTTACTAGTGTGTGGGTTGTCCGGTTATCCCCCTTTGGGATCTGGGTGGCTGAGGAGTGGATCTATGTCTAGTCCCTTTGGTCAGGCACAGGTCCTACTTCTGGGTATCTAGGTATCAGCTGAATGTATGAGTGACTGTGGGTGCCTGTGGCAGGGGGTGTTGCCCCTGGTCCTGGCCCTGTGACAGGGGCCTGTGGACCAGGGGCGTGACCCTGGGTAACGGTGCTGGGGTGCGGGGTCAGGAAGTGTCGGAGAAGCCGTCCACACAGCGGTAGACGGTGGTGTCACCCGGTAGCTGCCAACAGAATCGGTGTCCCCACACGTCGGGGGACGGCAGCCAGTGCCGCTGCAGCAGGCTCTCTGCCCAGATCATGGCCTGTTCGTTGTGACTGTTGGTGACGGAGGTTGCGGCTGGTGCGGGTACCGGTGTGAGTGCGAGCACGGCAAACGCTAGGTGTAGCAACGTGTTTCCTCCTCTGGCGTCCTGTGTGGACACCTAGTGACTGCCACCGGAATCGAACCGGTGCGCTTGCTCCCTGTGCAGTCTCGGCCTGCGGTGCCACGCTCCCGTGGCACCGGGCCTCTGTGCGGTTCCTAGGTGCTGTGCCTGGTGATCTCCCGTATGTAGCGGTCACGTCCCCACGTTTTGGCTGTCCGCAGGAACGTCGGCCACAGGATCTCCAGCCCAGCGTCAGACAGTGTCTGCCAGGCACTGTGCGGCCTGCCAGCACTCCAGTGCGCGGCGGCGCGGTCCTGTATGCGTTTGATCTTGCTTTGTGACATGTGGATCACTAAATCGGTCGGGTGTGCCATGCGGCAACTCCAGACGGTCCCGCAAACGCCCGTGAGAGCGCCACAGAGGGAACCAGGGGTCCGGGGGGCTACTGAGCTGCCCCCCGGCTGTGATCTTGGCTTAGCGGGACGCTGAGACGGTTTGTTCGTTGCGGTGACTGGCAGCACTGGCTGCCGCCAGAATCAACGCTGCCGCGACCCTGGTGGCGTCTTCTGCGGTCAGCGTGATGGCGGTGCCACCGTTACCGTGCTCAGTCACAATGATCGCGACACCCCACGGTCCCGGGTTGATGGTCAGCCGGCAGTCGCAGGAGTCCACATAGAACGGTGCGGTCATGGCGTCACCTCTGGCGTCTGGCGACGGATCATGATCTCGGCGGTCCACAGTCGCACCAACTCCACCAGGCGAGGATCACTAGGAGGACCCCCGGAGTAGGGACTCGGGAACCAGTAGGGACTCTGAGGACCCTCCATCGCGACATCCGGGTGAGTGAACCCGTACTCCACGTCCGTCATGGCACCGAGGACGTCGAACGACCACGCGGTCAGGGCTTCCATCATGACCCCGTACCCGGATTGATCCCCCGTGTTGAGCGCCTGTCCAGCCACACAGCGCACAGAGGAGTGTAGGTCCAAAGTGGACAGATCGATTTTGCTCTCCCAACCGGGGGCGAACCCATCTAGCCACGTGGCACCCTTGCGGACGTTGTCCTGCAATGTCATCGCGTTACCTCGTTTCTGAGTCCCCATCGGACTCAGGCGACGGGACCGTCTACTGTGGACGGTCCCGCACCCGTTACCGACGGAGCTAGGCGGATGCCTGGTTTACGCGTACCAGTGCGCTTTCCGTGCCGGCGGGTCGTTTCGCTGACTCCGGCTCATAGCAATCGCAGTCAGCCTCTGACTGGTCGCATTCCAGGCACACCCTGCAAACGCTGCACACGCCCATTTCGCGGTCAGTGTTCACGATCCAGTAGAAACAGCCAGGACAGCGGACGCTACCCTGGTCCGTCTTACAGTCGCAATACATGCGCGGATTCTTGCAGCCGTAACAGGCCACTTCACCCGGCAGTCGTGGCAACCTGACACCCGCGTGCGGGTCATAGCAAGTGCAGGCGTCCAAGTCCCCGCCACACATCCAACACAGTTCGACACTGTCCACTTTGGATGCCTTGCCGACCACCGTGGATTCAGTGGCATACTCGCCGTCACGGTAACTCCAGTAGCTGGACTGCCAACGGCTGCCGCTGGTGCGGTAACCGTCATTGGAGTACCAGATACCCTCTGGAGTCCAGATGCCGGCCTCTTCATTCAGGATGAACGCGTTACCACCGAAACGGCGGTTTACCGTGAGAATCACGAGTTTGTTGAAGTTGCCCATCCACCGGGTGACGGACGCCCGCACCTGTGGCTTGCGCAGTGACCCGAACCGGCCGGCCATGCTGGCTGCCAGGATTGCTGTGTCTGAGCGGATGTCTCCCTTACGTGGTTGTACCTCGGTGGGCAGGATTCCGTTGTGTGCCAACACTGTCCGGGCGTCGCCGTCCACTGTGAACGGATGTACGTTGTCCACTGTGGTTTCACCGTGGGTAGCCATGCGACTGTGGAACATCGCAGGACCATCCGGGTACCGCTGGCGGGCCGCCTCGAAAGTGTCGATCACCTGATCCGCTAGCAGTCCTCTGTGGACAATGATCTGTCCACCGTGGACGATCGCGAACCCGTGGCCGTCATCGTTGATAACGGCACCGTTAGCCAGCGCAATCACGTCCGGTTGTACGCCAGGCTCGAAATAGGTCAGTAGGCACATAGCTTATCGATCTCCTTGCGTAGGGGCGCGTAGCTCGGTGTCTGTGCGACGTAATCCGAGTATGCCCGCCATGACCATCCGTCTCGCTTCAGAATGTCTTGCGGTGTAAGGATTCTCGCGTACTCCACACTGGACGATGCAAACGCCAGCGCGGCTCCCACCTCCTCTTCTTGCAGTGACGATGCGAACATTCGTAGCTCGAATGTCGCACTGTTAGTGACGTTGATTGCCTCGTAACGACTGGAACCGTTGTAACGCAAGTGATCCAGGTCATCGCGAGGAATGAACGTGTTGTAACGCAACTCTGGCTTAGCCAGATACTTGGTCATTCGCCGGGACGACCGGTGCCAGGCTGCCCACTGGTCGCTGGTACGCCGTGCCAGGCTGGTTACTTGGATACGGTTGCGGTGCAGCAGTTTCATCCACCGGAACACGTGGCATGCGTCGGAGAATCCGTCTCGTGACAGGTGAACGTGGAGCCCGTTCTCATCCGGATCTACGCGAGCACCGGCGGTCCGGAGGTTCCCCAGGACTCCCCACGGAAACTGTGAGTCCACATAGGACCAATCCATGGGGTGAGTAACGATCTCAAATCCGTGGTTGATCGACGAGTCTTCCTTGACGTACGCCAGGTCACCGAAACCGTCCGTAACCAACCGCAACGCCTCATTCAGTCGCGGTGTCTCAATCTCCAGTTCCAGCCCCATAAACAGGGGACCATCGCCGTGGAAGATCGGTGACGGCTTGTAACTGTAGCTGTGGACGGTACCGTGACGGTTGTCCGGGTGC